TCTCCTTATGTTGGTTGGTTTGATGATGAACTCTTCAGGACCCAAACTCTTCCCGGACAAGCGCCATTTCACAACGTATCTCTTCTTCAAAGACATCAATGGCATAGTCGATGTTATCAGCATTATCAACATAACCTGCTCTAAAGGCGTCGTGTTTGTCAGATAGCCATAGCTCCCCGTTCTCGTACAGCGCATAACGGTGATTGCCATAATAATTGCCCTTCCTTCGTGCCACTACCTTGCAAGTTGGTTGTTTTTCGGTATCTCTCATTAGTATCTCCTTGTTGGTTGGGTTTATGTACTTCGATTACGAGTATAGAAGCAACCTTCTATAAATGTCAAGAACTTTTTTTCTTTAATTAATTAAGAATTAACTTGACTCCCCAGAAAAATTTTTCTATTCTCAATGATTATGAGATTTTCTAAAGAAATAAAAAGCTGGCGCAAAGAGCGAGCTCTAACCCAGGTCAACCTGGCTCGTGAATTAGGGATTACCCAGCGAGCCGTTGGTTATTACGAGCAAGGCCTCTCAGTTCCAAAGGGCTCCATCGCACTCAAAATCCATAAACTGGACCCCGCACGATTCCCACTCGAGGAGCTTTTGTGCATCCCCAGGGAGGGGCGTGAGGGGTGAGCTTTGCGGTACTCCCTATCGAGGTTGCTCTGGACCCAAGACTCTCCAAGCGCCAGATCAAGGTCCTGATCGCGCTCTTTTCGTTTATGAGCAACCAATCAAGTACGGTCTGGCCCTCGAGAGACAAGCTGGCCGAACGGTGTGGGTTGCGCCCAACACGAATTTCAGAAGTGACGACAGAACTTGCTGGTCTCGGATGGCTCTCTAAAGAAGGCAAAGGTGGCTTCTCGAAGGCATCAAAATACACCATAACCGTCCCCATTCTAGGGACTGTTGCAAAGACGCGGACGGTGCGGACGCAAGATCGCAGACCCAAACTTGTTTCTGTAAAGAGTACAGTCCCCAAAACAGGGACTCGCAAAGAAGTATCCATAGAGGTATCCAGAAGAAGGGAGGGAATAATACTCAATCAAAAAAATTCATCCCCCCCTCGGTCGATGACGTCAAAAAATACATACTTGACCGGGGAGGCACGACCGATCCACAAATGTTTATCGATTTTTACCAGGCCACAGGCTGGATGAGAGGTAAAAACAAGATCAAGGATTGGAAAGCCTGTGTGCGAACTTGGGACCAAAGAGACAAGGAAAAAAAGAATGGAAAAAATCAGCACATGGATGCCCAGACCCGGCAGCGAGCCGCCACCGAGAGACTGCTCACAAAAGAGGCCAATGACAAAACCCACACTATCGAACACACTGATCGCTAGATTTTGGGACCGTATGACCGAGTGCTATGGTAATCTCTGGGTTAATGCCTTTGGCGAGATCGCGGACGAGACAGGGAATCTGACCAGTACAGCCAGAACCTGGAGCGAGGCACTAGGACCACTTCAAAACAAAGAAATCCATAGCGGGCTCAAAATAATGCAGAGACGGGGGGAGGTGTTCCCGCCTACACTGCCCCAATTCCTGGGCTACTGCATAGCAAATAAACCGCGATCAAAAACAGTCAGGGCGCTGCCAGCGGTCAGAAACAAAGAGGTTGCGACCAAGAATCTGAAAAAAATCCGAGGGGTTTTGAATGATGGAGCAGAAAAAAAAGAAACCAAAAAAAAGAGGACCCAAGAAAAAACAGAACGACGACAACATGATCCGGGGCTACACATCCAGGCGGGGGCTCAAGATCACAATGAACCGACTGCCCGCACCACTCAAGCGGTGGTTGCAGGGGGAGGATGAGTAGCAATGAAACTGGAGACCGAATATGATCTGGAGAACGAATATGATGTGGAGGTCACCCAATGTACTGCCTGCAACCACAGGTCGGCCCGCGCAACCGCCTCAAGTCCGGCACGCTTCCCTGGTCTTGTCTCTGAGCACCAGTGGCAGTGCATGGTGATGGAGTGGGCAGAGCTCCAATCCCCAAAGATGCCGGAACTCAAACTACTCTTCGCTGTGCCCAACGGCGGGCATCGTCATAAGGCAGTGGCGATGAAGTTGAAAAAAGAGGGCGTTAAACGCGGAGTTCCTGATCTATGCCTCCCCGTAGCCAGGCACGGCTATCACGGTCTCTTCATCGAAATGAAGTCCGCAAAAGGACGGCTATCTGTCCATCAACAGAAGTGGGCAGACAGCCTACATCAGCAGGACTACCTGGTTTATGTCTGCAATGACGCGGAGAGCGCAATTATGCGCATCAAACGCTACTTGATTAATGAGGGACCATGCGAATTTACATTTTAATCTTGGCGCTGGGACTAATGATCTCTGGTTGCACTTTCTACGCAAGTGTCCAAAGGGAGCGGGTCCTGGATGAATTTGGGATTGCAACCGACACAATCAGTCTAACCACATCAATGGACATGGAGAAAAACCAATGAAAGCACCAGCACTGATAACACTGACCGTCATCCTGGCGATGGCGGGCTGTACCGACGTAACCGTGAACACTGGGGGAGACACCAAGGTCTGCACCGGCAACGACACGCTGAACTGCTCAGACGACAATTCAAACAACGACGACAACTCTAACCCGGGAGACGACAACAATGCCAACAACACAACAACCAACTAAATTGATCGGGGTGATCGAGCAGATAAAAAAACGGGTCGAAGCACTAGAGGCCCATGTCGGTATTCGGCCAGCTCCGTGGTCGGTGGTTCAAAAAGTAAAGGGGAAGAAAGATGGCAAAAGAAAATCTGACGCATAAACAGGAAGGGTTCTGCCGCTCATTTGTGGAGACGGGCAACGCCACCGAGGCCTACCGCCGAAATTACTCGCACATAAACTGCAAACGCGCCACCATCAACAGATCAGCCAAAACACTGATAGACAAGCCCAAAATTATGGCGCGGATTCATGCGCTTCAGGCAATCCATCAGGCAAGGCACGAGGTTACAGTGGATTCATTGACCAACGAACTCGAGGAGGATCGACAACTCGCCAGGGATCTCGGTCAACCGGCCGCAGCGGTATCAGCGTTAAACATCAAGGCGCGTATTCACGGCCTGGACCGTCAGGTACACAATGTTGAACATCAAGGCCTACCGGCAGCAATAAATGTTTTGATTGTTGATAATCATTGACTACCCTCGACATTGAAATACCGAGAAAATTCAAACCATTCATGTCCCCCTATCGATACAAGGTGGCTTATGGGGGCCGGGGGTCAGCTAAATCATGGACAATTGCATCACTTCTGGTGGTGGCCGCCTATGTCAATCCGATCAGGGTCCTCTGCGCCAGAGAAATTCAAAAGTCGATTGGTGATTCGGTTATACAGCTACTCTCAGACACCATTGAACGACTCGGGCTTCAGTCGTTTTTCGACATCCAAAAGACAGTAATCACAGGCACGAATGGATCCCGGTTCATCTTTGAGGGCCTACGATCAAATATAACTAAAATCAAATCGATGGAGGGCATCAATCGGGTCTGGGTTGAGGAGGCCGAGTCAGTCTCAGCGACCTCGTGGGAGACCCTGATCCCAACCATACGAGCGCCAGGCTCAGAAATCTGGGTGAGCTTTAACCCGGCTGATGAGCTCGACAATACCTATCAGCGGTTTGTAATAAATCCGCCGCCCGATTCCTATGTTGTTGCGGTCAACTATCAGGACAATCCCTGGTTCCCGATAGAGCTTGAGAAGGAACGCAAACACCTCAAAGAGCTCGACAGTGCGCTCTATCAACATATTTGGGAGGGCGAATGCCTGACAAACTACCAGGGGGCCTATTACACCAAGCAGCTCGAGGTTGCCCAGGAGGATGGCCGTATCGCCCGGGTCCCGATCGATCCCTCGGCCCCGGTCTCAACCTTTTGGGATTTGGGGATTCGTGATGCAACGGCAATCTGGCTGGTCCAGGGAATTCAGCAAGAGCTCCATGTGATTGGATACTATGAGAATAATAACGAGGGCCTTCAGCACTACATCAACTGGCTACACGACTTCCGGGATCGCAACGACTTCACCTATGCCGATCACTGGGCCCCGCACGACATCCGGCAGCGTGAGCTATCGACAGGGGTATCCAGGGCAGAGACCGCTAAAAAGATGGGGATTCGGTTCAAGATGACACCAAATCTTGCGCTAATGGACGGGATCGAGGCAGTCAGACGCATCTTGCCGCGATGCTATTTCGATAAAACGCGATGCGCTGATGGGTTAAGGGCGCTGCGCTACTATCGGACCGAATATGATGAGAACAAGCGCGTGTTCAAAGACAAGCCGTTGCACGATTGGTCATCACACGGGTCGGATGCCTTTAGATACTTTGCGATTGCCTGGAAGGATCGCAGGGATGTGGCCAACTACCAGCCCGCTGTTGTCAGTCGGGAATGGGAGGTTTTTTAGAAGTTCGGAGGGGCTCACGAAATCAAATTGACCGCTAAGTCATAATGTGTATCATTGGGATTGGGGGACCAAATTTAGGGGATAGATAATGGCCAAAAGACGAGTACAGCCCACCAATCCATACAGCCAGGGCGACTTTGCATCAGGAACCTGGAAGGGCAAAACGATCGGCAATACAACTGCACGCCAGTGGTATGGAAATTTTAATCGTGTTATTAAGGGCCAACTGAGAGAGGGGAACTTTGCTGGGGCAAGACGAACAGCTAAAGCGCATGGCCTGGACGAGAGTTTGTTGCCAGAGATTCCCAAACCAAAACCAAAACCAAAACCCAAACCAAAACCAAAACCAAAACCCAAACCAAAACCAAAACCAAAACCAAAAACGCCACAAAGCGTTGCAACACCAGCAGAGACCACAGCTATTTCCGCAGCATCAGAAGCCAGGGTAGAAGAGAAGAAAGAGCTCGATGTAGCCGAAGAGAAGAGGAAAAAGCGGCTTATAAACCCGCGACTATACGGTCGATTGAGTCTGTTGTCAGGCAGTGAACTGGGCATTCCATTCACATCATCCCTGTTGGGGGGGTAAGTGAAATACAAAATCCCCAACGAATTGGGCAACGTCAAGCAGCTCATCAAGCGATTTGACACCGCGAAGAAAGCCCGCTCCCCTTGGATCTCACACCTCCAGGAGTGTTATGAGTACGCATTACCGCAGCGTGAGACCTTCACCCGGCACACACCAGGGGCCCGAAAAAACAAATCGATCTACGACTCAACCGTTGTCCTCGGTGTTCAGTCCTTTGCATCACGACTCCAGGCAACACTAATTCCACCCTGGCGGCAGTGGTCGATCCTGGTCCCGGGCTCAGGAATCCCTGAAAAAGAACACGCCGGGGTGCAGAAACACCTCGACAGCATCACCAAGATTGTTTTCGACCACATCAATCATTCCAATTTTGCCACCCAGTCCCATGAGGCGTTTCTCGATCTTTCGGTATCAACAGGAGTGCTACAGATCCAGCAGTCTGAGGGCCTTTCGAGCGATAGCGATATTGAATTTCATGCCGCACCACTGGCCGAGATTTATCCAGAGGCGGGTCCACACGGAACGATTGAGACAGTCTGGCGATCGCACAAAGTCCCAGCGCGGCACATTGATCGGCTCTGGCCTGGGGCGAGTCTATCTGACAAGATTAGAAAGACTGCGACCGATGCCCCTGACACACGGGTTGAGCTCATTGAGGGCACGATATTTGTACCCAAGCAGGGCGATTATTACCAATGTGTGATTGATCGGGCATCAGATCACATTGTTTTCGCACAAAGTTTTGAGGTCTCTCCCTGGGTGGTTTTCCGTGAATATGTTGTCCCGGGTGAGGTCCTTGGCCGGGGTCGCGTGATGCAGGTTTTACCGGATGTTAAAACAGCCAACAAGGTTGTCGAGTACACGCTCAGGAATGCGGCCCTGTCTATTTCTGGGGTTTATACGGCAACCGACGACGGGGTGATCAATCCCTATAATGTACGACTTGAGCCGGGAACAATCCTGCCGGTGGGGTCAAAC